ACGTACCCGGTCAGGTCTTCCGCCAGGATCGACATTTCGTACTGGAGAGGATCCACCAGGCGCTTTTTGCGTTTGCGCATTTCTTCGAGCTGTTTTGCCAGGGCGGCCTCGCGTTCGGCCACGACATCTTTCGCGGCGGCATCCTCTGCCTCTTCCAGATCAACAGCCTCCCCGGCGTCCTCTTCCAGGTTGTCGGTCATTTTCTTTGCGACCTCAGGATCCTCGCAGATCAGAGCAGCCGGGTGGCAAAGCTCGTGTCTGTCGATGTGCCACAAAAAATCTAACAACAGCAGGTGGTCTTTCCCAGGGTAGAGCCTTGTCCCTCTCCCCACCATCTGGGCGTACAGGCTGCGCACCTTTGTTGGACGCAGGACGATGATGCAATCCACGCTCGGGCAATCCCATCCCTCGGTGAGGAGCATGGCGTTGCAAAGTACGTTGTACTTGCCGGCCTCAAAGTCCCGGAGGATCTCCGCCCGGTCATCGCTGTTGCCGTTGACCTCGGCGGCCCGAAATCCGCGCTCGTTTAAGATGTCTCTGAAACGCTGACTTGTAGCGATCAGCGGTAAAAACACCACCGTCTTGCGATCCTTGCAGTAGTTGACCATCTCGTCCGCGATCTGCTCAAGGTATGGATCCAGCGCAGTGCCGATCTCGCCGGCTTTAAAATCTCCGGCCTGCACGCCCACGCCGGTCATGTCGATCTGCAAGGGTACGGTCATGGCCCGGATTTTGCAGAGGTATCCCTCGCGGATCGCCTTGGGCAGGCTGTACTCATAGGCCAGGCTGTCAAAATATGATCCAAGCTCGCGTTTGTCGGCTCTGTCAGCCGTAGCGGTTACCCCAAGGACATTCGCCTCTGGGAAATGCCATAAGACTTTTTGATAGCTGGCAGATACACTATGATGCGCTTCGTCCACGATGATCGTCTGGAAATAGTCGTTACTGAATTTTGACAGCCGATTGTCCCGCGCCATGGTTTGCACGGATCCGACAATTATGCTGTTCCATTCGGTTAAGCATGTTTTGTCTGCCTTTTCAACAGCGCACCGCATACCGCACGATTGAAACAGTTTATCGGCTGCCTGGTTCAAAAGCTCTTCCCGGTGCGCCAAGATCAAAACACGTTTTCCTGATCTTGCTTGTTCCTTGGCGATGTTGGAGAAAACAATCGTTTTTCTTTTATCCGCACCCTGTCGGCAAAACCAACAGGGTGCGCTTCCTCCCTATCTCCCATTCTGTCTCGATGGCCTTAATGGCATCGACTTGATATGGTCTTAACTCCATGGTGTTTCCTTCCTTTTCTTTCAATAAATCGGTTTCCCTCGCTCGACCCGATGCTGCACTGTTGAGTAAGATACTCCCATCCGTTCAGCCACTTGGGCCATTGTCAAGCGCTCCCCTTTATACAAGAGAAAATGATTTCTGTTTGTATTATTGGCTTGCTCCTTGGCGGTCGCCCATCTGCAATTCTCGGGACAGTAATCTCCATTTACGTCTATCCTGTCAATCGTAAGGCCTGAAGTGTATCCGCTAGCTAATGCCCAATCTCTAAAGGTGATATACTCGTCCCAGTCCTTGCAAACTTTTATGCCTCGTCTCCCATAATTGCGATAACTGGGATTATTCGGATTATTGCACCTTTGCCGCATGCACTTCCAAATGTTGTAAAGTCTGGTTTTGTGCTTGTACGCTTCTCGGTGCTTAACCTTCCGGCATCCGCAACTGACAGTATGTCCCGTCTTTAAAGCGTAAGACGACACACTGACAATTTCGCCGCAGCCGCATCGACATCGCCAGTGGACAACGGGCTTGCGCCCGTTGCCGCTCCACGGATCGCGCTCTATGACCGTCAACTGTCCAAATGTCTGGCCAGTCAAGTCAACGCGCAATCTGTTTGTCGCTCCCATGATTTAAAATCCCGACGGCACAGCGGTTGTCTCCGGGCGCGGCAGGTACTTGCCTACGCGGTTGTTGGTGCCCTTGCTGCCGTCCTTTTTGGTATACTCATTCACGGTGAGCTCAAGCTGGCCGGTGGATCCGACGACGCGGTTCCAGTTCATGGCAAGCTCCTCGCCCTTCTTGCGCTGGCCGATGCTCGTGAAAAACTGGCACAGTCTCCACTCTGCTTTTTTGGCCAGGTAGAGCGTATCCAGGACGCGGCCCGTGGTGCCGTCCTGTCCGGTGACCTTGATGGTCAGGGTAGCCGACGGGCAGGCGTGCATTTTCTCGGAGCCGGGATAGCGCCCGCGCTCCATGTTGATGATCTCATACGCGTACACGCCCGCCGGCAAAATCGGAAACTCTTCCGCGTCCTGGGAGATGACTGAGTCCCAGCTTAATTCAAAATCGTCATTCATTTTGTTTTCCTCCATGTTTTAGTTAAAAGGTACGCCCTCTTCTTTGCGGATCTTGAGGGCCATGTCTCTGACCTGCGGCCAGTATTGCACGATCCAGCCCTTGATAAATCCAGGGCTTGACTGCTCCATCTTTTCGATGGGCGTGTTATCCGGGAAGTAGCCCCGGGCAAAAACGACCTGCTGGATCTCCCACTCGGAGATGTCATCGGTCTCCATGAGCTGCTTAAGCTCAGCCGGCAGGTTTTCCTGATCGCTCAGGTAAAGAGATACAAGGCTGCTCTCTTTCGCCGGTTCCGGCTTCGGCGGCTCCGGACTTTTGGCAGGCACTTCCGGATCCTCGTCAGGCGGCGGGGCGGTCACGCTTACCGGGGCAGGCTGCACCGGAGTTGGCACGGAAGTTGGCACGGGAGTTGGCACGGGCTTGGCATCCTTGGCAAAAAGATGTGCGATGGCGCCCCACTCCATCGGGAGCTCCTCCGGCAGGCCAAAGCGATTTTTCGCGTCCCAGCACGGGTGGTGCTGCGTGTACATGACTCTCTTGCCTCCCTGGGCTTTGTTCTTGCCCTTCTGGGCGCCCTGGTTGTCCACGTTGATCACATAGGTCTTATAGCTGCAAAAGAGAATCATGTCGGCCCACTCTTTTACCATGGGGCTGTCGTGTTTGCTCATTTTTAGCTCCCACCGGTCATAAGCCCCCAGCTCGTCTGGCTGCTCAAATTTGCGCATCTGCGCGTGGGCGGTTAAAACCACATTTACCCCTTTGTTTATCACCTCGGTCAGGAGATCGAGGAGTTTGCCAAATTCTTCCTTTACGACCACATAGCCTTTTCCATATCCGGGCGCCTCCACAGAGTCCCACTTGTTGGCCGCGCAGACATGTGCGATGCATAAACGCTCCGCCCAGTCTACTGTGTCGATCACCAGCGTCTTACAGATGGTTGGGTCTTTGATGACCTCGCGCACCTCGTCCAGCAGCAGCGTCCAAGATGCCGGCTCCGGTAACCGGGCCACGTCCATGTGTGCGGTGCTTCCTTCAGTGTCGATAAAAACCGGGTCCGGGAAATGGCTGGCAAGTGTTGACTTGCCAATGCCCTCCGGTCCGTAGATCAGGCCCTTGATCGGCTTGATCTGTTTGCCTCTTGTGATTTCCATTAAAATCCTCCTCTCCAATCTTTCGCCGGTTCCGGGACTACCGGCTCCGGTTTAGCGCCCAGGCTGTATCCGTCCTCAATGATCACGCTGCACTCCTCGCCGGTGCTTACGCGGGTGGCGATGACCTGCAAGCCCTGCGCCTGTAGCCACGCACCGAACGCTCTCAGTGTGGTCATATCCATCTGCTCCAGCTTGTCCATTAAGACAAAGCCGCACTCAGGATTGAGCGCTCGGACAATGGCCGTTGCGACAATCAGGCGCTCGGAGCTGCTCATGCAATCCCATCGCTGACCCTTATAGGTCAGCACGCCATCCTCCACCATGAGATCAGGCAGGGGCAACTTGGCACCATCCAGCAAGCCCTTTTTCTGGTCGCGCAAATTGTCGAGTGTTTCGCTCATGTTGTTGTACTCGACAATTGCCATCTTGGCGTCCTCTTCCGCCTTTTCGCGGTCAAGGTTCGCACGCACCTGCCGATTAGTCTCCTCCACGCTTTCGATGGCCTTTTCCAGGGCTTCCGTGGATTCCATCGCCAGCTCGTCGGGCGAGTGCTGCGCGGCTTTTGCTTTTTCCTCAAGTTCGCGTTTTTCCACTGTCAGGTCGCGAAGCCGGGTCTTGAGATCCTCTATCTGCTCGTCCACGCGTTCCTGTTTTGCCAGGATGTTGTCATACGTTCTGATCCATTCCTGGCGCTGTGCGTTGCGGGCCAGGAGATCCTGCTGCTGCCTGATCAGATCGGCAGCAGATACCGGCGTCTCCGGGACGTTTGGATAAAAGGGCATCTCTTTGGCGTACTTGGCTTTTTGATCTGCCATCCGGCCAACTGCCGTGCGCTCGTTGTAAAGCGCTTTGATTTGATTTTCCAGCGCGGTAAGCTGCGGCCCCACGCCGATGATGTTGAGGAGCGTCTGCGCCTTTTCCTGATCGGATGCCTCCATAAACTTAGGGAGATCAAGCGCCAGCTTTTCGACAAAAGCATCCAGGAGCGCCTGTCCTGCCTTCTGGCCGCTAGGGTCGGTGACCTTAAGCGTGCCGGTTTCACCCTTCCTCTCCACGATCAGGCCGTTGCTGAGGGTGAGCGTC